AACCCGCCCGCCGGCGCCGAGGGCGGCGGCAACCGGCCACCCATTCGGCACAATACCCGATTTGGAGGCGAATTCCCGGCGGCGTTCCCTTACGGTGGGGTGACCATGCTTGGATTGCCCGGGCAACTGGAAAACTGGGCGACCGGATATTAGGAGCAGCCATGTCGGGCCCAAACCTAGGCGGAAAACTATTGCTACGTCGGCGGCAGATGAAGTTTCACCCCGACGAGGTGCGCTCCAAAATCCAGGCGATCCGGCTGGTGGATGTTCTGCACCAATTCATCTTTAGTGAGGTAGATAAGGACGGCCGCAAACTTGCCAATCTGAGCATGGCGCAAGTGCGTGCGATCGACGTGCTGCTCAAGAAGGTGGTGCCCGACCTGACCCGCACGCTGATCAGCGCGGATGTGAACGTCAGGTACGTTGCGGAGCTTCCGCCGGTGCTGACCCGCGAGGAATGGTTGCGGAAATATGCTAACCCAGAGCCACCGCGTATGATCGAAGGTACGGTCACAAACGGTGGAGGCGATGATGGCAAGGGCACTCTACAGTGAGCGGTTTGAGGATTGCATATCGCCTGAACCTAACTCCGGGTGTTGGTTGTGGGATGGTGGGCGTAGCAAGGGGCAACGAGGATATTATCGTATAGATTTCAACGGAAGGACCATGCTGGTTCATCGCTTTGCGTATGAACGCTATCGCGGCCCCGTTCCATCCGGGCTTATTGTTTGTCACCACTGTGATGTTCGCTGTTGTGTGAACCCGGATCACTTGTTTCTGGGTGAGCCAGTAGACAACACGGCAGACATGATCCGAAAAGGGAGAATGCCGAGAGGTGAAAGACGCGGACATGCCAAGCTGACCGATGAGCAGGCAGCAGCAATCAAGGCATCCCCGCTATCGTCGCGATTAATTGCGGCTCAATACGGTGTTGGTTCAAGTACGATCCGCAAGCTTCGCCGTGGCAAAACATGGACACACATACACCAACAGAACAGGTAATTTGGAGCCCAGGAGCGAATTTTGCGCAGTGGGCACTGCTGCAATCTGATGTGTTTGAGATTTTCTTCGGTGGTGCGCGCGGGGGCGGCAAAACCGACGGAATGTTAGGCGAGTGGATGGCACACGCCAATCGCTACGGCATCAATGCTTCCGGTCTGATGCTACGACGAACGCGCACTGAGTTGATGGATACGATCGAACGCTCGCGCGCAATCTACGGGCCGCTCAAGTGGACCTACAACGAGCAGGAGAAAACATGGCGCGATCCCAGGGGAGCCCGCCTCAAGTTCGCTTACTTGGAGCGCGACGCCGACGCCGAGCTTTATCAGGGCCACAGTTACTCCAGGCTCTACATCGAGGAGGCGGGCAACTTCCCCTCGTCGGTGCCGATTTTCAAGCTGTTGGCGACGCTGCGCTCGGGCGCCAACGTGCCAGTGGGTATCAGGCTCACGGGGAACCCTGGTGGACCTGGCCATATGTGGATAAAACATCGCTACATTGACGCTGCCCCACTGGGAAACAAGATTATCGTTGATCCCAAGACGGGATTGGAGCGCATCTTCATCCCGTCAAAAGTCGGCAACAATCAATTCATCGATGGTGAAGCTTACAAGAACAGGCTGCGCGCGTCAGGCAGTCCCGAGTTAGTGCGCGCATGGTTGGATGGGGATTTTTCCGTAACACTCGGCGCGTTCTTTGCTGAATGGAATACTGATCGACACGTCATAACACCATTCGAAATCCCGAAGGAGTGGATGCGCTTTCGTTCAATGGATTGGGGTTCGGCTTCACCATTCTGCGTGCAGTGGTGGGCGGTAGTGTCGGATGAATGGCAGGTACACGGTCGGGTGCTGCCACGCGGATGCCTGCTGATGTATCGCGAATGGTACGGGCATCGACCAGAAGAACCTGACATCGGCTTGAAGCTGCACGCCGGCGAGGTCGGTAAAGGAATTTTGTCGAGAGAAAAGAACGAGGAAATATCTTACGGCGTTCTGGATCCATCTGCCTTTGCACAAGATGGTGGCCCTTCAATCGCTGAACGTATGGGCACCGACACGGGTGGCAAGGTCTGGTTCCGCAAGGCCGACAACAAGCGGGTGCGGGTGTACGGCCACCTCGGCGGCTGGGACCAGATGCGGGCGCGGCTAAAGGGAACCGACGACGGTCTGCCGATGCTGGTCGTATTCTCAACTTGTGTGGATTTCATCCGCACATTTCCGTTCTTGCAGCATGATCCAGATCGATATGAGGACGTGCAGACCGACAGCGTCGATCACGCGGCCGATGCCGCGCGCTACGCCTGCATGTCGCGACCGTGGATTGCGGTGAAAGAGCCGCAAAAGCCGGCCGACGTGTCCGGCTACGAGGTCTATCGCAAGAGCACTGCGGCCGAGGATTGGCGGCAGTTCTGAATAAACCCCCCACTTTTTTAGCTTGCAATCTTTGAAATCATAGGAGCGGCCGATGTCTGTCGTGGAAAAGTTCGCCGCGTTCGTCGGCTCGTTGTCGCCGGAGGAAACCGGTGCGGTGATGCCGATGATGATCTCGTTCATGCAGAGCAACCTTGGGGCCGGGATGACCGGACCAAACAACGCCGGTCCCGATGCCGTGCTACCGCCCCCACCTCCGGGTGCGGATGCTGGCCCAGGCGCCCCGCCTCCCCCCGGCATGTCACCTGGGCCAGAACCCTCGCCGCCGCCGCAGATGCCCGGCCTGCAGCCCGGCGGGCTGATGGGCCGGCCGCCGATGCCGCCGACGCAAATCGGCTCGAAAAGCTACTGAACATGGCAACACGGCTCAGAGGAAAGATTGCTTACGATCCTTTGACGGGGACACTCACCCGTCAGGACAAAAACGGAATAGCGCGCGCTGTCACCGAGAAAAATAAGCTCGGATACGTTCAACTGAGCGTGGATGGCAAATACTACTACGGCCACCGGCTGGCATGGTGGTTTGTCCATGGCGAGTGGCCGAAGGGTGATCTTGATCACATCAACGGCGATCCATCAGACAATCGGATCGCTAATCTTCGATTAGCTGCCAAGTGGCAGAATTCCGCTAATGCCAAACGTCGTGGCCCCGGCCTAAAGGGTACGTGGTGGATGAAGGATCGGCGTAAATGGCACGCCGCAATCCGCCATGATGGTCGTCAGATACACCTCGGGAGTTTTGACGATGAACAGAGCGCGCACGCCGCCTATTGCGATGCGGCCCGTCGGTTCAAAGGCGAATTTGCGCGGTTTGATTAGTCGGGGTTTCTAATGGCCGTAACAAATATCGTTAATTTCACCGGCTACAGCCAGACCGGCGGTGGCGGCACGCGCGGCCGCGGGCCGGCCGACCTCGACCCGCAGGACGGGAAGGACGGCTTTTGGGAATTGGAAAAATGCGTCAAGGCCTACACCACCTACCTCGACAGCAAGCGGCTGGAGATTGAGGAGCAGCAGATATCGCGGCGCTATCGCCACGGCGCGCAGTGGACGAATGAGCAGATAAAGACGTTTAACGACAGGAAACAACCAGTTGTTACATATAATAAAATCGGCCAGAAAATTGACGGCATTGTCGGCACGGTTGAGCGGCTCAAGCAGGACCCCAAGGCGTTTCCGCGCACGCCGCAGCACCAGGCCGGCGCCGACCTGGCGACCGCGGTGCTCAGATATCTAATGGACAACAACCGCTGGGATGCGGTCACGCCGGTGGTGACCGAGAGTGCCGCGGTGGACGGCCTCGCCGGCATCGAGCTTGATCTCAAGACGGTGCCGCCCAAGTCCCGCATGATGGGCCACAACGGCGGGCCACCGCTCGAACCACCGCAATCCGACTACGATGTGATGTTCTCACCCGTCGACAACGACGGGTTTTTTTATGACCCGCGCTCGTTCAAGCACGATTTCGAGGATGCGCGCTATCTCGGTATGGGCAAGTTCGTGGACGAGGAGCAACTGATTGAGTTGCTGCCCGGCATGGAAGAGGACATCAAAGCGGCGTGCGACGCCAACACCGAATTAATGAGCAATAGTGACCGGGATAACAGGTGGTTTGCGACCAATGGCGACTTTAAGCAAATTCGGCTGGTTGATCTTTGGTACAAATCAAAGGGTGGATGGAAGTGGGCGCTGTTCACGGGCTCTAAAATCCTTATGCAAGGCGAGTCGCCGTTCGTGGACGAGCACGACCGGCCGATTGCGAAATACATCATGTT